GGCGCGAAAGGGAGGCGCGTCTCACCGGCTGGGTTAAGGGGGGATGGGCGTTTGCAGTTGTCACCCAGGTTATCGTGCAGTTTTACGCTGTGCGTGAAATCGCAACCGTGTTTCGGGACTGGGCGATAGGTTTTGAGATTGCTATCGCGCTGGCGGCGGCGCTTTCATCGATTGTTCTGGCTTTCGTGGTCGGGGAAATTATCGCCGTTTTGTTTATGGACCGCGAAGGCAAGTACCAGGTTGCACTTGAAGCCTATGAGGCCGAAGTAAAAAAGTATCAGGCGGCCATGAATGCGGCTTGGACGCGGGAAAAGGAAGGGTATGGGGTAAAAAGGGCCGTTCGCGAACGTTCGGAGAATGAAGGCGAACAGTATGGCCGTTCGGAAAGTTCGCCAAGTGGTCGCCCCGAACCCACCACCGCAGAATGGAAAGTTATCGAATTTTTGCGAAAGGAACCCCAGGCGGCCCGATGGTCGAGAAAACGGTTAGGAGATGCTGTCGGCGTGGCTAAGAGTACGGCGAGCACCGGGGCACGCTGGAAGGAATATCTGGATAGTCAGGAGCAGGAAACCGCGCCCTATTTGGCAGTGGATGACGCGCTAGAGGACTTGCAGGAATCGGAACAATGAGATATAATTTCTTTGCTGTTCGGGGAGAGGTACGCGAAGCATTTTGCTTTGGGCATTGGCCCGGTTACTTGTGAATCATGCTTCGTAGTCTCCCCGACAACAAAGCGCACAAGTGGCCGGGCACGCATGGCATTGACCGCTCATTTTAAATGCCATGTTCGCGAAAAGAACAGCACATGAACGTAATGCACGCATGGCTCTGACCGCGCACTTGAAAGTGCATGAGCGTAGCGCAGACACAGTGCAAAACGGGCGGTAGTCGTCCGCTTTTGCCTTCAAACCAAACCTTAACCATGCCTCGTTAATTTACTTGCATTCTTGACAAATATAGTGTATGCTACAGATGGCATAGTACGCACTGGGAGAAATTCCCGCACGTACTGGGCCGCTTTTTTGTGTTGGCAAAGCGCGATATAGCGCGTACTAGGCCAGTGGCGTTGTATGCGCCGCCGACGCGGAAAAGCCAGGGGCGACGGTGAGGCCACACTCACCTTCGGCTCGTAGCGACGCAAGCGCCTGTCTCATTCTCCTGCCCACACATCTTCCCGGCGCGGCCCGTCATCCTGAGCGAAACCTACCCAGACGGCTATTGCCGTTCGCCCCCGATCTACATCAAAAGCAACATAATGTTGGATTGAGGCGTGATGCGTAAGCGCTACCCTGACGAATTCCGCGCCAACGCGGTATTAATGGCGCAGGCGGCGGGCTACCCTGAAGTGAAGGGTGCTCTATCGCGTGTGGCCCGGAAGTGCCAAATTCCGCTTACCACGTTGAGCAGATGGGTTCGCGCCAAAAATAACCCTCCGCCTGCCGAACTTGTCAGCATAAAAAAAGAAGACCTCATTGACATGATCAAGGCCGAAATTGCGGCGGCATTGCACGAGATGCCCAATGCCCGCCCAGATGCCGATTACCGCGCGCTGGCGACGGGTATTGGGATTATGGTGGACAAGGTGCAATTGCTTTCGGGGGAGCCAACGCAACGGCAAGAATATCTTTGGTGGCGCAATGAGGCCATTCAACTTATTCGGGCCGGCCAGATGACTTACAGGGCAACGCAAGATGAGTTTGGGGACGATCTCGCCCGCGAACTATTCCAACAAGCCGGGGTTGCAATTTCAACGGTTGATGTTGGAGAGGGTAGGGCGGGCGAAGGCTAAAAGTCAGTTTGCGCCCTATGCCGCCGAATGGGACGCTTGCGCGGCGTCGGCCTCGTATTTCATCACGCAGTATTGCCAGATTTACGATGCCACGCTGAAAGACTGGATACCGTTCGCGCTGTGGCCCGACCAGGAAACGGTACTTGACGCCTTCCTGGAACACCGGCTGGTTTGCGCGCTTAAGGCTCGGCAACTGGGCCTGACCTGGCTGGCGCTGGCTTACGCGCTGTGGTTGATGGTCTTTCACCCGGCGGCGACGGTCCTGGTATACAGCCGCCGTGATGATGAAGCGATGTACTTGATCTCCAAGTACCGCTTTGAGGGCATATACCAGCGTTTGCCGGAATGGATGCAAGGCCGGGCGGTCATCGCCCACAGGTCGGGCCATGCGTTGGGGTTGGCGAACGGCAGCGTCATTCGCGCCCTGCCGACTAATGCCGGGGATAGTTACACAGTAACGTTGGTTATCGCCGACGAATTCGACCTCGTGACCAACCAGTCGCATTTGATGGGCGCAGTCAAGCCGACGATTACCGGGGGCGGGCAGATGTTTTGCATCAGCCGGTCCAACAAGAAGCTGCCCAACTCGGAATTCAAGGCCATCTATCGGGGTGGCAAGCAGGGGGCTAACGGCTGGCACAGTTGCTTTTTGCCCTGGTGGGCGCGGCCCAGTCGGGACGATGCCTGGTACGCCGAACAGAAGCGCGAAATCTTTGCGCGCACGGGTGGGTATGACGAACTGCACGAGCAATATCCGGCGACAGACCAGGAAGCGCTTGCGCCCGCCGCGCTGGACAAACGCATTCCGGCGGCCTGGCTCAATCAGTGTTACGACGAACGCCGCCCGATAGCGCTGGACGACCTGGTGCCGGAAGCGCCCGCCCTTCCGGGCCTACGGGTGTTTTCGTACCCGCAGCCGGGACACCAGTATGTGGTCGGGGCGGATTGCGCCGAGGGGTTGCCTGCGTCGGACGACAGCGCCAGTACGTGGCTGGACCGGGAGACGGGCGAGGAAGTGTGCAACCTGGTCGGCAAGCTCACGCCTGCCGTCCATGCAGCCTATACCCGGCAGATAAGCGACTGGTACAACCGGGCCAAAGTGCTGCCGGAACGGAACAATCACGGCCATGCGTTTATCCAGTGGTATACCGAGAACGGGGCGGGGAGCCAGGTGCTTAAGGGGCACGATAGGCGGCCCGGCTGGAATGACACGACGCTGGGCAAGACGCTGCTTTATGACAGCATGGCCGAGGCCGCGCGTGAGGGTGAGTGCGTGATACGCGACTTTGAGACACTCTTGCAGTTACAGAGTATCGAAAAAGGCACGTTACTGGCCCCGGATGGCGAGTTAGACGACCGGGCGGACAGTTATGCGCTGGCGGTCCGGGCGCGGGTGCAGGGATTTAGCGACCGGTCTCCGGTACGATAGGATTGACAGATGGCTGTTGCTGTCCCACAACATCAACAGGGTGTACGCGGGCCGTTAACCCGGTTTCGAGACGCTTACAATGCTTTTCGGCACGGCCCTCGTTTGGCCCTCCAGCGGGCGCGGCAACGGGGCACGCAACTGGGCCTGCCGCTCGTGGGCTGGCCGCGCTTCCGGATCGGTCAGCCACAGTGGGCCATGACCAATTACCAGACCTACGTTACCGAAGGATTTTCGCTAAACCCGCTGATTTACAGCGCCGTGATGTACAAGTATCGCCAGACGGCCAGCGCGCCGCTGCGGGCCTACCAGGGCGACCTGGACCAACCGACGATTATCGACAATGACGCGCATCCTTTGGTGGCGCTGTGTAGACGGCCTAATCCATATCAAAGCTGGTCTGCCTTCCAGGGGTTGGCGATTGCCTTTTTGAACATCACCGGAAACAGTTTTACATACTTACTACGCCCTACGCCCGGCGCTTTACCGGAGGCCATGATACAGTTGCGACCGGACCGGGTTGCCATTCTGCCCGGTGAAGATGGCCGACTGATGGGTTACAAGTATCGCCTTGAGGCGGGCACGTGGGATGACGCCCTGCCTATCGTGGCCGACGACATGATGCACGTCAAATTTCCGCGCCTTGACGACCCGCTCATGGGCGTCGGATTTGGTCTATCGCCGATAGCGCCACTGGCCCAGGCGGGCGACGTAGACAACATTGTGACGGCCTACATTCGTCTGTTCATGGAGCACGGCGCAATGCCGCCCGGCGCGTTGAAATACGAAGGGCAGCTTAGCGACGAACAGGAACAGCGGGCCAAAGAACGTTGGCATGAATACTACGGTGGTTACGAAAACTGGGCTGACATTGTAATTTTAGAACAGGGCATGGAGTGGCAGAAGATTGGCCTGACCTTTGACGAACTGGGGTTTGAGGCGTTAGACCAGCGTAACGAAACGC